ATTGCCGGTATTAAGGTGAATAAAGGCGCTGAAAGTTTTTATGTCGAGCCTTTTGAACAGGACGCCGGACTGAATAAATAACACCGCATTAATCAATTAAATATCACTTCGTTTTAATTATGGCGCTCGCGTCAGGGGACTGCCTGCGCCTGTAAACTGAAAATAAGGAACAGGATATATGGCATATTTTTATTTCAAATTAGACCGTGTGCAGACAAATAAATATTTCACCAAATATCAACAGACTGTTTTACCGCTACGCAACAGTATTCTTCGGGCATTACTGAAAAATACAGGCGCTGCCGGATTGCGCTTAAAGCCGTTTGCCATGGACGTAATCAGTGAGTTTTATTTTTCTGGTGCTCTGCCTGCGGGCTGGCGTAAGCGCGATGATGTGGCTTTTATCGGGGACGGACCGTGCTTTATTGCCAGACCTGATGAGTCATGCCCTGAAGGTCCGGCGATTGCCGCAATGATTGAAACCGCTGAACGTGAGTTAAGAAAGCGTCCTGATTTCCTTGTCTGGCTCTGTGAAAAGCTGGGGGTAATGAGAATCCCCTCCATGTTTAACACGGACTCCTGGTGGACCCCGTCGCTCTCCCGTGATGCCCTGTGCGTGGTGTTTAAAGTAGGCGCTTATGGCAGGGAAATAAAAGGGTGTATTCCTGAAGAATGCCAGGAAATTAAACATTCTGAATATGTGGCGCTGACGGAGGAATAATTCATGATTGATGCAAAAGTGCTTGAAGGGGTTAAAAACTGGCTGAGTATTTACGGGCGTCTGACCTGCGGCATTCTGGCTGAAAAAATGAATATGCCGCCATCCTCGATGGTTTATTTTTTGCGTGATGCGGTCGATGCCGGGGTGCTGACGGAATGTAACGGTTTTTATGATATTCCGCGTCCCCGCCCGGTGCAGCCGGTTCGTCGCAAATGCAGCCAGGAAGGTGCGGCTGATGATGTTCAGTGGTGCAGCTTCAGAAAATCCCTGCCGTGGATTGAGGGGCATGATATTCCGTCGATGGCGTGGGAATTTGCTCAGGGCGTACTGACCTGCGAAACCGTTTATGTGGTGGCTGAAGTTGATGAGCAGGCCATGAAAGAAGGCGTGCCCCAGTTTGTGATGGCGTATATCGACATACGCCTGGGTGTCATTATCTGCGGTTTAAGCGGCTGGAATATCACCTCGCGCGTTCTGCGTTACCTGATTGTTGACCGGACGGCCGCGCCTGCCGGGATATCTGCGGAGGTGGCGTAATGTTCTTTAAAACATCAAACCCTTCCGCGCTGGCCGCGTGGCAAAAATATCAGCAGGACTGCCAGAAAGTTAAGGATGAGGCAAAACGCCTTGAGGCCGTGCTGAATGTTGCGTGCCGGTCGGTATTTGTATCCGGTATCAGTGGCTTTTGTTTTAAAGGGCTGCGCTTTATGGATGACAAATATCCTTTTCATCGCGACTTATGGCGAAAACCGACTGCGTCGAATGGCTGGAGCTGCACACCGCGCACATCACGTATTCCCAAAGCCCTGCGCGTTGCCTCTGACGAACTTAACAGTCTGTGGCGTGAATATTCGCCCGTCACGTATGCCAGAACCGATGCACTGTTGTTCTGGCTGGGTATTGATTTCTCGGCAATCATGTTTGGCCCTGTGAAGTGGTTCTGCGTTGACGATGTGATTTACCTTGAGTGCGGCGTAAAACCCGCAAATCAGAAAATGACCGAAATTCTGTCTGATGAGTTTTATGCTGCTGAAAAGCGAGTCGGGGGGTGATGCATGATGAAATTACAACCCATGGGGAGAAAAGGCCGTGCACCCGCTCATGTTCGCGCATGGACACCTGAAGAAGATGCGCTGCTGATTGCGCTTTATCCATCCACCCCGGTTAAGGATATTGCTGTCAGGGTAAAAAGAAGTTTCTGGGGTGTACATAACCGGATTGTTTTATTACGCGGTACTTACCCGGAGTTGCTCAAATGCAAACGTCCAAGATTTAAACATGATGAAGATAAATTTATCCGAAAAAATGCCAGAACGATGACCGGTAAGCAAATAGGAGAATATCTGGGGCGAGACCGGGATTCTGTCCACAATCGGGCGCGATATATTGGCGTAAGCATGAAAAAATACGGAGAATTGCTGCCCTTCACCCGTATACCTGACGATGATGTTCATCTTATTCGTGAATTACGGGATGCTGAATCACCACGACGCCTTACCTTCCGGGAAATAGGCGAGAAATTTGAATTATCCGAGAGTACGGTGAATTTTATTTATCACCATCGCCGGACTGCCGAGGACGCTGTATTACGGGAGTTAACGCCATGATAAAGAGACTTGTATTTTTCGCAATTTTCGTTCCGGTGTTGGGGGGTGGTTTTATATTTGCGATTACAGGAAACCTGTCCATGATGCCAGATATTTGGTTCTTTATCAGGATGTCGCTCTTCCTGTTTATTATGAATCTTCTTATCGACATATATATCCGTATTACTGGAAAACATAAATGAGAAAAATCACGTCCTTGTCAGAGTTACAGGAGATGAATATGAGTATTGAATTAAGATCGTCTTATGAGTATCGCAAATTTCTTATCGCCGGAGGCATGAAACCGGAAGATGTGGAAAAAATCGTTTCTTTTATGGATAAGGAATGTGATAAGCGGGATGTGTCAGAAATTATTATGGATGACATGATTCTGGATTCAGTCGTGGCGTTAAGTCCGTTATGGATTGTGCATTCTCTTGCGGAAATTGCCAAAGGCACCGATAAACAGGCAGCTGTTGCTGCCCTTCAGACGCTTAATGAAATGCGTATATCTCCACGCCCGACATTAATACAGATGATTTTGTCCAGTATGGAGGATAAAGCAAATGAATAGTCTACCCGCTGGATGGGCGCGCCCTCTGATGGCTAAGAAGCATCATTTTTTTAAAACTGGCGATAATATCAGTATATGTAGGCGGTGGTTATATCTGGCTCATAATCGCGAGCCGGATACATTTGAAAGCCCTGATGACTGTGCCGAATGTCGCAGAAGACTGAATAAGGAGAAAGATAATGGACAATAGTTCTCTGTTGTTCTGGTGCTTATATATCACATCCTTTTTCGGCGCATTTGTTATTACCCGGTGGTTATGTCGAAAAATCATCTGCTTTTTTGATAAAAGACATCCGGTTGAACGGGCGGCTGATGCGCTCATTCAGCAGGCCATTGTGTTATATAGCGGTGAATTTTTCTGCCGGATAACAACCAGAGATGGCTGGCACATAATGATTATTCCACCAACACACCATGCCCGGTGGGATGAGGCAGAAAAGGCTTTCCATGTCCGTAAAAAGGTAAATACGGTATGAGAGGAAAACTGATATCCGCCATTCATGTGGCAAAGCGCGAGCTTGCCCTGGATGATGAGACTTATACATCCGCGCTGCTGGCAGCCACCGGCAAAACCAGCTGCCGGGATATGTCACCGGATGAGTTATCCCGCGTGCTGGATGTTTTCAAAAAACGCGGTTTTAAAGTGCGTCAGAACCCGGTTAACCGGGCCTTAAAACCGGGTACGGTGACCGCCAAAATTCGCGCCATCTGGAAGGTGATGCACCGGCAGGGCTTTATCACCGATGGTGCGGAAACCGCCCTTAACCGCTGGGTGAAATCGCAGACGGCCGCGCAAAACGGCGGCGAAGGTGTGGCAAACTGGCAGTGGCTGGAGCAACACCCCGCCCTGGCCTCAGATGTGCTGGAGCGTCTCAAGCGATGGCACCGCCGCAAAATGCTGGCCGCGATGGGAATGCCCGAACGCACGCTGATGGGGTATGACGCCGTTTGCAGGCAGTATGAAAAATCACTTCCCCGTTAACTCCAAATCCCGCCACAACGCGGGATTTTTATTTTAAACTTACCGGGAACGCGAGAACCGGAGGCTGATATGGCAGAAACTCAGATGAGCATGTTTGGTGGTGACAGTGAGCAACTGCACGCCCTTATCGACCGCCTTGATGACATCTCTGATGATGTTCTCAAAAAGAACTGGCCGCGGACCCTGTCAGAACTGGTTGAAGTCACCGGCGCAGAACTTCAGCGTCAGGGGATTGAGCCGGTACTGGCCGGTAAACTGGCACGCAAGGTGGCTGCGGCTCAGGCAGCCTATATGGGCGGACGGGGTTATTACCTGCCGGTCGGGGAATCTCTCTTTGCCGAGCTGCGAAACAATGAGATATTTTCGCGCTGGGACCGGGGCGAGAAAATTGAATCCCTTCGCCGCCATTACCGGATGTCAGAAACCCAGATTTATACCGTCATACGCGAACAGCGCCGTCTGCATCTGGCAAGAACGCAACCGCCACTTTTCTGATATTCCGCAAAGCCTGCCGCCTCTCCTTCACCGTTACGCTGACTCAGAGAACATCATGAGACAGCGTAACAATGCCAAAACTCCCCGCACCACTGCGTAAAAAGCTGATTGCCCTTGTTCTGGCCGGTGCCGGGACGTTCACGATTGCCACGCATTACACCGGTTACTGGGAAGGGAAAGAAAACTCCACGTATATCGATCCCACCGGTACACCCACCATCTGTTACGGCCATACCGGCCCGGATGTGAAACCGGGTATGACCCTGACAGATGAAGAATGCCTGGAACTACTGGAAAAGGACATGAAATGGGCCTTTGCGGCCATTGATCGGCGTGTTCAGGTGCCGCTTACCCGTGGTCAGACGGTGGCGCTGGCTTCGTGGATCTTCTGGGCCGGTGAAACGAACTTTCGCAACTCCACGCTTCTGCGCCTGATCAATGCCGGGCAGATGCCCGCGTCCTGTAAGCAGTATATCCGCTGGATTTATTCAAAGGGGGTGAAACTCCCCGGCCTTGAGGCCCGCCGTTCGGCGGATGAATGGTTATGTCGCTACGACTTGCCGAAAGTCTGAACCGCTTCTGGCGACCGCTCATGATAGCGCTGCTGTGTGCGGTACTGCTGTTACGGGGTGTCCTGTGGCTGCGGTGAATAATGCCTTACCGGCCCTGATTGCCGGGGCGTGCATGGCGGCGCTGGGGATTATCGCTGTACTGGTTGCCGCTATATGGGGAATGCACCAGAAGACGCAGCGCCTTGAAGACAATAATCAGGTGCTTGTGCGTGAGCGGGATGAGGCGCGTCAGGTGCTGGCAAATCAGCAGCACACCCTGCAACTCATTTCACAAATCAGTGAGGCGGCCACGAATGAAAAACAACAGAACATTCAGCACAGCGAGGGGCAGCAGAGCGTTGTCCGCCGGTCGCTGGCGGCAGTGCCTGCGGCCTCTGCCCCTGTTCCTGATGATGTGGCTGATCGGGTGCGCCGGGCCGTCTGTGAAATACGTGCCTGTGAAGCCGGTGCCGATCCCCGCTGAATGGCTGGCTGACTGCCTGGTCCCTCCTGCGCCGGAGCCGTTCACGTTTGGGGCATCGGTCACTTACAACCTGCAACTGCTGGCGGTGATCAAGAACTGCAACGTGGACAAGGCCAGTATTCGTCGTCTGGAGGCGCGGCGACAACATGAATTTACTGATATGGCCGGAACGCCTGCTGTTCCGGCAGGAAAGACGAAGTAAGGAAAAAGGTATGGATGATTCAGATCGTGCTCAGGCTGTGATGGAGCGGGGATCAGAACGCGCCCTTTGTAACCGGCTGACACGTAAGCGCCGGGCAATGGATGCTCCGGGCAGACGTGTCTGCGCGGACTGTGGCGGAGAGATCCCCGCCGCACGTCTTGTTGCTGTGCCTGATGCCATCCGTTGTGTGAACTGCCAGAACATCATGGAGGCCCGTAATGTGGGTCAGCATCGTTAAAGATTATGTTGTGCCGATCCTTTCGGCGACGGCAACCGCTGGCGGGATATTCATGGCGCTGATGCGCAAAACGTTTGTCCCCCGCGAGGCCTTTGAAAAACTCTCCGACCGCGTTGAGAAGGTGGAAACCCGCCTGTCGTCACTGCCGACAGAAGCCGAGGTCAACCGTCTGAATGTGGAAATCGTGACCCTGCGGGGTGAACTGAAAACCACGAACGCCACGCTCCGCTCTGTCTCCTATCAGAACGAACTGCTGCTGGAGCAGGCTGTAAGGAAAAAAACGCAATGAGTGATTTCATTACTGAAGATCAGCGTCTGGTCATTCTGCGGTCGCTGGCAGATTACAACGGTGAACTGGGTGAATCCGTGCTCCAGGACTGTCTGGATGATTACGGCCACCGCGTGTCCCGCGACACCGTTCACACCCACATTGCCTGGCTTGCCGAGCAGGGACTGGTGCGCAAACGCGTTCTGATTAACGGTTATTTCATCGC